GGTGTTCTCCGTCCACAATAATGAACTGAATATCGAAACTAAAAGGATATATCCTATTATTCCAAGCTCAAAGATTATTTCAAGATGGTCATTGTGAATACGGTGCGAGGTTGACGCTGTAACTGTCGTACCTCTTGCATAGAAGTGTTTAAGAAGTTTACTGTTTAATAACTTTGGGATTATCGAGGGATATTCTCGTCTAAAGGTTCGTAACCCATAACCCGACAATGGAGCTTTTACTATTAAATATAGCGCGGCAACTATAAGTGATATTCTACCGCTTGTTGATTCATAGAAACTCTTGCCCCTTGATCGAGCAACCAGATACACAAATATCAGCATCATTGGAATTGTGGACAGCATATAGGGTTGTTCGATACACGCAACATATAGCAGTCCAACAATAACCCCAATCTGCGCCCCACGGCATCGTGATAACCCTATCGCAGTAGCAATTAAAACAACGAGTGGAAGTAAAAACCACGACATATTAAACGTGAGCCACATTCCTGCAAATAAGGGGATTAGGAGGAACGCTCCAATGTGATTAGGATTCCCGAATATAAACCATTTTCGTTTTGGCTTATCTGATTTGTGGTAGATTAGAGTTGCTGCCGAAAAGACCACACCCGGAACAAATAGTATTGGAAGAAGTACCTCAAATGGTATTGTTCTTGCAGAAAGAAAAACAACCAATCCACACAGCATAAAGAACAAATCTTGACTACTTTGCCGTGAATGTGACCAGAAAATAGAAGCAATCATCCATAAGGCAAAACACAACACATAAATAGTCGTCATGTCCCACACTATAGGTACTGTTCCAGTTGCCAGCCACATCATTAAAAACGCTCCAGTTATCATCATTGCTACAAGGTTTCTACCTTCTTCTCTTTGCTGCCATGAGAAAAAAGGTATAACCGCTGCAAGTAAGAATACATATCCCTCTCCGAACATCATTCCCCCTTTGGTTGAAGGGCGAGGGGCTCATAACCCCCCACCCTAAAGTTAATGTTACGCTAAGTCTGCACGCTCGACATAAGTACAGGACGTCGCATCAATCGCCGTGATCCTCACCGAAGCAAAGAGCGTGGCGGTTGCATGAGCACAGAGGATAATATCCCCTGCGGACATCCCCGGACAATTAGCCGTGTTGAAATTAGTCAACACCGTTGCCGAAGTGAGCGTATCCGTTGTGTTATAGATGTAGAGCTTAGTCGGCCCTACGGCTATACAATTCAATCCTGCTGCTGCAAATGCCATGTCATCACCTCCTAAGCCAGTAGAGCAGTACTAGACTCATCACAGGATATTTTAACAATACCCTCTTGGTCTATCACAACTGCTCCACAGGACATCATTGAATCAATCAGGTAAGCCGCTTTCTGCGGAACCCAATCAACTTTAGTCGTTATCGCTTTGTTCTCCGCCAGACCAAGGGCGGTACGATGGAAAATGAAGTTGGAACGCGTGTTCGTGGCAAGAGGAAGTGCAGAGTGGAAGAACCACTTAATTCCTCTCCAGTTCACTAACTGTGTTCCCTGAGTCCACACAAGATCATTTATATAATCTTTGCTTCCAACCTGTGTTATGTTAATGAACTCTTCCCACGCCTGCGCCGAGATAACACCCCACCTGTCGCCATCATCAGGGACATCATTCTCGTTAAGAGCAAGAATTGCCTGAAGGAGTTTTACCTTGGAAAGACCAACTCCGCCAGCAGCAATCGCATTCGTTGTTACAGCGTCCATAACAGTGATAATTCGGGAATCTATCTCACGCCCCAATGCACCTGCACCTGCACGAGCATACAACGTCCTTTCATCGATGTTGTTCTTGATGTCATCAAGATTATCGACATACTCAGGCGCGTATTTGTCCGTACTGGTAACGCTAATGTTGGAATGAGTTGGATTCATAGGAACAACATCACCATTTCTGGCTTTGTCGGTTGCGGTTCCTTTACCAAGAACAGGAAACCTCGCAATCTGGCCGGGGTTGAGTTTCTTCAGCCTTACCGTATTTCTCAGCTTACTTCCATACTGCTGATATGCGGCATGTACATCAGAGTCGTAATCAGTGATAAAACTCTGGTCAATAGTATTCATTATCGTTCTCCTTTCAAATAAACTTTCAAAACACTTCTGCTTTGGTTTACCTTTCAGAAGAAGAACGATTTGCCTAATGGGTCGTTCTCTGCTTTACAGGGCCATGCTTCCGTGGCTAGAGGTTAAGGGTTTAGCTTATCGCGCCCAACTGTTCCGAATAACTTTCGTTATACGCCTCGACTTCTTTTATAAATGCAGGATCTCGTTTACCGGGATCACAATACCTTGGATCCATTTTCATACTGATGAGCTTTTCCATTGTGTAAGTATCACCACCCGCAGCAGGTGTTCCAGTTTTCAGAGCGTGTTCACCTACTGCCTGTGAAACTTTGAACAATCCATTGATTATCGCTGGCTCCATATTCAATCCAGTATCAATAAGTTTCTGCCTGAACTCTTCACCAAACAAAGGGACTATCACCGCATCAGCTTTGGCAAGGTTCGCTTCGTAATTTGCCCCCCATTCCTTCTTCATTGCTACTGTACTTTGCTCGCGGATATTATTCTGTTCTGTCTGATAACCTTCAAATCTTGTCTTTTCATCTTCGTTGTACGCATTAACAATGGCTTGAAAGGCATCCTTGCTTACCCCTTTTGAGTGGGCAATTTCAGCGAACATCTTTGTGCGTTCTGCGTTGTACTCCATTCCCTTCGGTAATTCTGGAACTGGAAGTTCATATCCATCCACTGTTTCAGGTCTGCCGAGTGAGTTATAGAAAGTATTCTTCTCTTCATCTGTCGCACCTTCTCCGGGAACAATCAATCCCTTTGAATTGACAAGTACGCTAGTATCAGCTTTGTTTTGGACATAAGACTTTGCCAAAGAGGTGACATCCTTAAATGACGCAAGAGATGGATCATCCCTTAATGCTTCGTCTGTTATGCCAACTTTCCAATCACTTTCGTTTGAGTTTTGGTTTTGGCCCTGGTTTGGCTCCTGGTTTCCGTCCTGGTTTAGCTCTTCCATTTTTCTCCTCCAATAATTCAATTACTCTTAATAGACAAATTGTCAGTTCGTCACTTTGGTTAGTGACACTTGTTAGTACATCATTACGAAGTGCTTTAATTTTCTCCTTCATCCACATCCTCCCGCCGTAATTCAAATAACTCTTTTTCCAAATTGTGATATTGTTGACAAAGCCTTCTTGTTTTAATTGCCAAACTACTTATTTGAAATGGAACATTTCTCATACATTGTTCTATTGCTTCTGTTTTAGCAAAATATACTTCTCCCCTTCGCTTACTTTTTCCATTTAACAATTTGACCCAATGATTTGTTGAACTTACATATTCTATTTCTGCTATCCCTGTGGACCCGCAATAAACAAACCAAGCTATTTTAGATTTCTCCCTCATCCACATCCTCCGGTAAATCTGGTGGCTCTGTTAAGCACTTATCAATATCAATCCATACCGACCTTCTCCCCTCTTTGAATATTGTAAAGAACCCCATCTACCTTCCCATCTACTGAACTTAAAACAAGTGATTGAGAATCCTGCCCTGTCATCTTCCTTAAATCACTAAGGACAGATTCCCCCTCAAGGCTTCCAAATATACTTTTCCACCTTTGGTATCTTTCCAGTCTCTTTTGGTCTTTCATATTATCCCCCTCATGTTCCAACTGCTCCTGTTAATCCTGCCAAAAGACCTGCATTAGGGTCTGTCTCTGAAGCCATCTGCGCCCCCTGTAAGACGTTTCCAGCGTCCTGTGTCTGCTTTGCTTCAGCTTGTGCCGCCGCCCTCCCCTCTCGTATTGCTGTGACTTGTGACTTGGTTGCACTCACTTTCCCTAAAGCGGGATAGAGTTCAATCATTGCATCATAGTATTTGTCTGAACTCACTCTGTCCACTATGTCGGCTTTTATTTGAGCCATTGGCATAAGCATTGTAAATGCGTTCTGTAGCTCCTGCGATTCATAAAGTCTCTGTGCCTTCGCAATGGGTGAGAGGTAAACTATCTTAAACTCTACCGGAGTTCCCTTTTGTTCCATGACTGCTGAGAGTTTCGGAAACTTACCCAATCTATAGAGTATCCAGAACGACCTGATAATTATTGGCTTCAGGAGTTCTTCCATGAACCGATTCAAAAGCGGCCCAAGTATTTTCAGGTTCTCACTTGAAATCTGAATTATCTCCTGTGCTGTCCGGGGCTGTCCTTCCTGCTGAGTCCTGAATTGCTTATAAAGAAAAACTCCCTTATCTGGTCACGTTTCTGCTCACACTTCTGTTCAAAGTTGGGCATCATCTGAAACTGACCAGTGCCATAAAGCGGTTTGGCATCCGCACCCTGTTTATCCCAGTTTGAATTGTAAGTGACTCCACCGGGACCAGTCTTAACTGGTAATGACATTCCTTCATCGGGAAGCACTAACGGAGGGTCGGTTGCTTTCTGCCATGCCCTGATTCCCGTCCTTTCCATTGTGTTGAGCATTTTGGTATCAGGTAAAGCATTCCACCCCATCCCCCTGCCATATCCATCACCGGACATTAAAAACAGTCTGGGGATAGCGTAGGGCATTTCATCATACCCGCCTTCATCAATTACAAACTTTTCTTCTTCTACAATATAAGCAGATAGAATTGGTTTGTTTTCTTTGTTTTGTTTAAAGTTACCCTTAGTGTCTATTTCTCTATCTGAACGAGGTCTGATAAGATGAATGATGTTAAATTCTGTGTCTTTCTGTTTACCCTTATTTTCAAGAGCTTTCATCATCTGCGGAGAAAGTGTCTCGTTGGGCCATTCCTGTCGAGCCTGGCGAGCAGTCATTGTGTAGTATCTGTAAACTGTATCTACGTTCCCTTCTGAATCCTCATCGGTGTAGATTTGTTTCAATGGGATTGTCTGGAAATTTAAAGCGGTTTTCTTTCCTTCACCTATAAATAACCCCGATTCTCCAAACCCGATGACTTCTTCATACACCCCGTCAATATTGGTATAGAAATTGCTTGTGTGGTATTCGCTTGACATTACTTCATTCACTTCCATGATAGCGTCTTGGACTGAAGATTCCTTATTCAGGACTCTGTCGACCATTTCAATGCTATGCCACGGTAATGCCGCATTTGTGAGCATTCCATTTATTCCAGCCTTACAAACATTGATAGAGTCAATCGCCGTACCATCGAAGATTTTCTCCATTGTCTTCTTGCCAGAAGTCTCTTTGCTTGTAAAACTTGGACGGTTAGGTAGCATGTAGTCACGAATCTCTTGCCATACCGATTCTGAATTGGCACGGTCAAGTTTCTTCTCCCCAAACCTCGCTACAGATGCTTCAATTTCTGTTTTATTCATAATTTTAACCGAACCATGATAATGTTAAATCTCCCGCAGCTTTAGCGATAATGCCAAGTCCGGTAACTGAAGATAATGACCTCAGTTCTGGGTTCTGTTCAAGTGCAGTTCCATCCGTGACACTTGCCGCATAAACAGCAGAAGTCAGAGCCGTACTTGTGTACTGTACGAAGAAATTAGTCGAGCATGAGAATAATACATGCTTCGCGCCAGTGGGGACGGCCAAAGTAGCTCCTGTGTCTGCAACGAGTTTAAGATAATCAACGTGCGAAGGTTGCCTCATCCCAACTGCTACCCTGCCAAGTCCATCTTGTGTTAATACGAGAGGTATCATTTTATTCTCCTTATGCTCCGAGAAGCGTTTTTAATTGAACGGGGGCTTGGCCTAATAGACCCTGTGCGCCACCCGATGTATAGTATCTTCGAGATGATTGCCGTTCTTTTTGCTAACAACGTAGTCTTTGGTTTAGCCTTCTTCGTCTGCCTTTGCTTTATCTGCTACCGCCTTGGCGCCTTGTCTGTGGC